GCCCCCGGTCAGCGCAAGCCCATGAATGGGGCCTGGCCGCAGAGCGTAGAGTTGCGGCGTCACTTCATGGCGCAGGCCGAACGCGACGACACGGCAGGATGCAAACTTGTGCTTGCCGCCCAGATCAATGGCGTCGTCAGCTTCAACGATCCACCAGATGGCGTCGGCGTCAAAAGACAGGTGCAACGATTCGCCCAAACCGTCCAGCAGCCCGTGCAAGCCTTTGCCGCAATTGGCTGTTGGCCGCCAGTCTGGCGCGGTGACGATAGCACCGACCTCGCGCGGCCACTGGAACCCGCCGTGTGCCTTGCCGTCCTTGTCTGTGGTGCGCAAAAACAGGCTCATACCCTCATCTCCATCTGCGCCAGCCACCAGGCGGCTTCGGCGGCGTCGTCGGTCTTAATGATGCCAGCCGCAGCGCGTGCCATGGCCGGGTGCATTCCTGTGGTGATGGTCATGCTGCAACACTCCCAAGAAGCGCGAGGTCACGCATGGCCAACAGGTCGGCGCGCATGTCGCGGTCAACGCCATCAGCATCAATCTGGCGAATGGCGCGAGCCAAGGCAGTTGCGGCTTCCACGCGCCGACCTTCGGCGATCAGGCAAGTGGCAAGCTGGAAGGCGTCAAAGGCAGTCATCTTGCATCCTCCTCTGGCGTGATCCATGTGGCAATTTCGGCGAGGACTTCGGCGGTTTCTCCGATCCTGTAGAACAGCGGCGCGACAGACGGGCCAAGCAAGCAAGCACCCGCAGTTGAGGGATAAACACCAGCTTTCTCGGACCATTCCGGCCCGGCCAGATGCTGTGCCCAGCCCGCGAGACAATGCTGCGTTCCGCAATGCCACTTCTCCATGTTAAAGTCCTGAGGTTTTGCCAGAATTGCCTTTGCGACCTTTGCGCGGTAGGCGATCTGATCGGCAAGCGGTGACACGGGCTTACCCCCGATGCTGGTCAGCACGGGGCAAGCGGCGTTGATGTCGGCATCGCCCCCGATGCTGGTCAGCACGGGGCAGTCGGCGTAGATGTAGGCATCGCCCCCGATGCTGGTGAGCGCGGGGCAAGCGGCGCGGATGTCGGCATAGCCCCCGATGGTGGTGAGCACGGGGCAAGCGGCGTAGATGTAGGCATAGCCCCCGATGCTGGTCAGCACGGGGCAGTCGGCGTAGATGTAGGCATTGCCCCCGATGCTGGTGAGCGCGGGGCAAGCGGCGCGGATGGTAGCATCGCCCCCGATGCTGGTGAGCGCGGGGCAAGCGGCGCGGATGGTAGCATCGCCCCCGATGCTGGTGACGCCCGCGTATTTATGCGCGTTTTCTTTCGTGATGGTGTGGTTTCCCAAAAGGTGGGTCATCTTGCATCCTCGTTTGGCGTTTCGGTGTCGCCAATGTGTGGCAAGCTGCGGCATGTGTCAAGCTAAAAGATACACACGCAAGGCCTATTGACACACTTTATGGCTCAGGCTACATTTTGCCCATGCACATCATCAGCTACATCAGAGAGAGCGGGAAGACGGTCGCGGATGTTTGCCGGGAGGCGGGCATCACGCGGGCGACTTTCTACAGCGCCATCAAGCCGGGGGCGAACCCTGGCGTCAAGACACTTGAGGCCATCGCGCAGGCGACGGGTCTTACCGTTGAGCAGGTTCGCAAGGGGGTGGTGGAATGACGCCGGACACAACAATCCGCGCGGGCTGGCTCAAAGCCTGATCGACAAGCTGGAGGGACGGGAATGAACTCCTGGGACCGCAACCTTTACGACGCCACAGTGGACAGCACACCGCTGCCCAAATGGATCACGCTGGCCAATGCCAAGGCCAAAGCCCGGCGCGCGTTCTGGCGTGGCGTTGTCTTCGGCGGCATCATGACCGGCGCGGCTTTCATCGCTGGCGCGGCATGGTCGGAACCGCTCTCCATAAGTGGCACTATGGTCACGCTTGAACCCGCGCCGCGTCCTGCCGTTGCAGTCGTGACCATGCACAATGTCAGCATGAACGGCTCACACGACAACGGGGAACACATCGTATCAATGCCGGGCCTGTCGGTCGTCGTGGTCTTTCAGTGGGAGCATGTGCCGCTCACAGGGGCGGATAGCCTGCTGATTCTGCCGCCTGACGGGATGATCTGCGATCCGAGCGATTGCCTGATGATCGTGCCGGAAGGCCAGTCAGGGCGGGTGTTCCTCATGGAATGGATGGGCGGATAATGCCCAGGGGTTGCGAGATCAAGCTTCGCCGCGCGGACTTCGTGGCGATGTGGAATGACAGAAGCGTCACGACGACAGAGATAGCGGAGCACTTCGGCATATAGTGCCGACAGATCGTATCACGGATTGCCGGGCGAATGGGGCTACCCCCAAGGCAGCAGGGCGCAAGGCCGACAAGGAAGAAAGAAGAATGACAAACATTGAACGATATCGCGCGTTCATCGCCGCCAAGGCCGGTCAAACTGTGGCGCATGGTATGACGCCAAAGCCGATCAACGACGCGGCAAAGGCGCACCAAGTCAAGGCTATCGAGTTTGCCCTGAAAATGGGGCGGTCTGCGGCGTTCCTTGATACAGGGCTTGGCAAGTCTTTCATTGAATTGGAATTCGCCAGGCAATGTGCCGAAGAAACCGGCAAACCGTCTCTGATCCTGACCCCTCTTGCCGTCGCTGGACAGATGATCCGTGAAGGCATCAAGTTCGGCATTGAAGCAAGGCAAATCCGGGAACAGGTGGACGTGGGGCGCGGCATCATGGTTGCAAACTATGAGCGGCTTCCCAAGCTTGACCCCTCATCATTCGGGGCGATCATTCTAGACGAAAGCAGCATCCTGAAGTCATTTGCGGGCAAGACCCGTAATATGCTGATGGATGCATTTTCAGATACGCCATTCAAGCTTGCCGCGACAGCGACCCCATCACCGAATGACCATACCGAACTCGGAAACCATGCCGAGTTTTTGGGCATCATGCGCCAGCAGGAAATGCTGTCGAAATGGTTTATCAATGATACCGGAACAGCATCCCATGAGTGGCGGCTGAAAGGTCATGCGGTGGAAAGCTTCTGGTCCTGGGTTGCAAGCTGGTCGCGTTGCGCAACGATGCCGAGTGATCTGGGTGGAGACGATACGGGATACGTCCTGCCCGATATTGACCGTAGATTGCACGAGGTTGCAGCGGATCGGTTGACTGAAACGCAAGGACTTCTGTTTCGCATCCCGGAAATGTCGGCCACATCATTCCATGCCGAAAAGCGCCTGACGCTTGACGCCAGGTGCAGCCTTGCCGCGTCACTGGCAGATCATGACAAGCCCGTCACGGTCTGGTGCGAGACAAACGAGGAGAGCGCGGCACTAGCCAGGATGATCCCTGATGCGGTTGAGGTCCACGGCGCGCTGGACGCTGACGAAAAGGAGCGGAGATTGCTTGGCTTTGCCGATGGGGATTTCCGGGTGATCGTGACCAAGCCAAAGCTGGCCGGGTTCGGAGTCAACTGGCAGCATTGCGCCCATGCCGTATTTGCCTCGATCAGCTTCAGCTATGAGCAGCACTATCAGGCCGTGCGCAGGTCGCATCGGTTCGGGCAGAAAGAACAGGTCCGAAACGATATCGTGATTTCCGACACGGAGCGGTCAATCTGGGAAGCTGTCAACATGAAGGGCAAGAACCACGACGAGATGAAGCGCCGGATGGCAGATGCCATGAAACGGGCGCAGAATTCTGTGGAAACGAATGTGAAATATGACCGCCCGCTGGATCTTGCGTTTCCGGCATGGCTCAAAGGAGAAACTGCATGAAAAAGCAACCGGAATACCAAGGCGCAAGCTGGGCAATTCACAACAGCGACTGCATTGAAGGTATGGCGGCGATGCCTGAGAGTAGCGTTGATTGTGCGATTTTCTCCCCCCCTTTCGGAGACCTATTTGTCTATTCAGACAGTGAGCGCGACCTTGGGAACGCGGGCACGGGTCAGCAATTCATCAACCAGTATGCTTTTTTCGCCAATGAGTTGACCCGCGTCATGAAGCCTGGGCGGATCGTGTGTGTCCATTGCACCGATCTGCCGATGAGGAAGGGGCGTGACGGGGCTATCGGTCTGCAAGACTTCTCTGGCGACCTGATCCGTGCACATACGGAGGCCGGTCTGATCTACCATGGGCGCGCGACCATCTGGAAAGATCCAGTTGTTGAGATGCAGCGGACCAAGGCGCTGGGCCTGCTCTACAAGCAGATCAGGAAGGATAGCGCCATGAACCGAGTCGGGATGCCTGACTACATGCTGTTTTTCCGCAAGGATGGCGAAAACCCTGACAGGATCGAGCATAGCGAGATTGGCGGCAAGGAAGCTTTGGCGATTGCGAAGCGATGGCTGGAACATATGCGCAAGGAGGGTCTTTGTGCATCTGTTCCTGATGATGCGCTTTTGGCTGAACTCATCAAACATGCCGAATTCGACGTGTATGAGTGGCAGCGGCTGGCCAGCCCGGTCTGGATGAATATCCAGCAAGGCAATGTCTTGAACGGCTATCGCAAGGCTCGAGCCGATGGAGATGAGCGGCACGTCTGCCCGCTTCAACTGGACACCATCGAGAAGTGCCTGCGGCTCTACAGCAAGCCTGGAGATGTGATAATGGACCCTTTCAACGGGATTGGCTCGACCGGATATCAGGCGGTTAAAATGATGCGCCGCTATATCGGGTTCGAGTTGAAGCCGGAGTATGCGGCGCAGGCCAATGCCAATCTGATCGATGCCGAGGCATCATGCCTTGATCTTTTCGGAGTTGCGGCAGAGTGACCCCTTGGCTGTCCACCTTTACCCGCCGCTGGCACTGCAACCCGCACCTCGCGCATACCGTGGACCCCGTGGGCTATCATGGCGCGCGCATGGCGGTTCTGGCGCTCGAATACTGGGGCGCGGGCGCGAGCCGGGAGCTGCTGGTTGCCTGCATCTGTCACGATCTGGGCGAGTGGGCAACTGGCGATGTGCCATATGATGCCAAGCGTGATGCTGCACTCAAGGCGCATCTGGACCGGATCGAGGACGCTGCGCTGCACAAGATGGGCATGGCGTTCAGCTTGTCGCTGGACGATCAGCGGCGGCTGAAATTCCTTGATCGGCTGGATGCGCACATGTGGGCAGAACATCACGCGCCGGGGCTTATGGCGCGGGATGACTGGAAGGCCGAGCAGGCTTGGCTTGACGCCGAACGGGAGGCGATGGGGTTATAGCGCCTTATCCACCAGCTTCGCCGCGACATTGCGCTTGGCAATGACCAGGGTCTGCCCGTGTCGAACCGTGAGCGTCACATCATCGCGCGTCAACCCAAAGCGCGCGATATAAGCCTTGGCGTCGGCCAAGGCTTCCGGGCTGTCGTCGCTGGCATACAGAACCGGGCCGCTAGGCATCAATCAGCCCAAGCCAATCCTGAAACGCCAGCCATGCCGCATCGCAGCCAAGGGCAACGCAGGCAAATGCACCCATCATGTGCGCGGCTTCCAAGTATTCCGCCTGTCCCGGTTGCCACGCGCTTTGGGTATGGTCGCGGCGCTTCAATTCGCAAACGAAAGAGCGCTTGCCTGGAATGATGATGTCAGCCGCGCCGGGTGTCATGCCCTCAGCCTTGTGCCGGGATACCGCGCCGAACTGCCCGCCAACTTTCAACCCCTCATTGCGGGGATGCACGGCCAGCCGCCCCCAGGTCACGGGGTATGCTTCCCGTAACCGTCCAAAGAATGTCATCTGTTCCATGCTTTCGGTCGGGCATTTGCCGCGAAAGGTCAGATCACCGTAAACCCGGAAGGGCGTTTCACTCAGGTGCATGGTCCGGTTCCTTGTTATAGGCCAGTATCTCGAAAAATCCGGTGGATGTATCCTTGCGATAGGTCACGCTCCGGGGCTTTGTTTCGCCGCCTTGCGTTGCGGCCGCAAATGCAGCCCATTGGGCCTGCCCGCGCGTGTGCCGCGCATCCGGCATATGCCATGTCGTGAACTGACGATATGGCGTGACCCATTCGGCGCGCACGGTCTTGTTGCCGCGCTGGCTCACTCCTTCAGAGAACGTAGCCCGCACGACCTCATCCGTCTGCACCCGCGTCGGGTCGCGCTTCATGGCCTTGAAGTCGGCCTTCAGCTTGTCATTCGGATCAACGATCTCGCCCTTGCATTCGCGGCAGTAGCGGGCCGCAATGTCGTTGTCCGCGTTGCAGTGCGGGCAGGGCTTGGAGGTCCAGCGATAGGTGCAGCGGTCATATTCCCCGCGCCTGCCGGTCAATGTCATGCCCAGGCAGCGCCGCCCGAAGTGAACCGGGATCGGCCCGTATTCGCTTTGCACCTGCTTTCCGTCCAAGTCCAAGGCATAGCCCGCCGCGTCATGCGGGAAGTCGAGATACTGCGGGTTCGCCGTGAAGGTGTTTTCGTAGTTGCAGGTCGGGCAGATTGCCTTGATCCCCCCGCCTTCACCGCCGCCCTTGCCAGCCCTTACTGCGGGCGCGAACAGGTCACCATCCGGGCAATGGTCTTCAAGGTTTGTGGTGTAGTCCAGGATCAGGCAGTCTGTCTTGCCGGGGCTTATGCGCAGCCCGCGCCCTATGATCTGCTGTAGCAGGCCAACGCTTTCGGTCTTTCGCAGAATGGCGATCAGGTCCACATGTGGCGCATCAAAGCCGGTGGTCAGCACGGACACGTTGACGATGTATTTCAGGTCGCGCGCCTTGAAGCGGCGGATCAGTCTATCCCGATCGGCCTTCGGCGTTTCGGCGGTCACGATAGCAGACAGTTGCGGCGGCAGGCTCGCCAGCACCTCGCGCGCATGTTGCACGGTGGCGGCGAAGAACATGACGCCTTGCCGGTCGGCGGCTTGTGCCACAACGTCCGCGACAATGGCGGCTGTCTTGCGCCCATGGCCGTGATAGGCGCGGTCTACCGCGTCCGCGTCAAACTGCCCTCTGCTGTTCAGCGCCAAGCCCGCTGTGTCATAGCCCTTTGCGTTTATTTCACCTATGACCGGCGGTGTCAGGTAGCCTTGCGCGATCAGGTCACGCGCGCCCACCGTGTAGACGCACCTGGCGAAGTAAGGATCGCGCGCGGTATCCTCGCCGTTTAGCCGCCCGTCTGCATGTTCCCGGAATATCCAGCCCGACCCCAAGCGATAGGGCGTGGCGGTCAGGCCCAGGACGCGCAAATTCGGGTTTCCCAAGCGCATGGCGTCGATGATGCCTTTGACAGTCGGCGTCAGCCCGTGCGCCTCGTCGATCACGACAAGGGCGTATCCATCATTCCCCGCGCGCTGAAAGGCGCTGATCTTGTTCTTGACGGTCAGGGGCGACCCGAACACCACCGAATGGCGCAATTCCTTGGCTCCGGCGCTGGCAGAAAACATGCTGGCCCGGTGGCCGCTGGCGAGAAATTTTGCCATGTTCTGCTGAACAAGCTCTGCGCTGGGGGCAAGGCACAGAACGCGCTTGCCGGTCTGGTGGTGGATGATCCGCGCAATCTCGGCAATGATGTGTGACTTTCCCGCCCCCGTGGCCGCTTCGATACAAGCCGGGGAAAGGCTCTTGCGCATCCACTCTACCGCCGCGTCAACTGCCGCTTGCTGGTAATCGCGAAGGCTCACTTGAGCCCCCAGAAGCTCGACGGTTTCCCCCGGAACGGCTCGAGGTCAGCCCCTGGGGCATAATGTGCAAGGGCCTTGGCGTAGGACACTGCCCCAGCGCGTTCGATCTTGGTCAGCTTGCGCCCGGCGTAGATCGCATCCTTCCCGCCCGCCTGCCGCACCATTTCCGCAAGCAATTCCGCCTTGCGCGCCGTGGCGTTCTCGATGGCTTCCGACAACTGGT